ACTGGCCCAAGTGGTAACGATGGTCTGGAAGGCGTCAGCTACATACCATATAAAGATATCGTTGGTGTATGGACTGTATGTTACGGGCATACCGGAAAAGACATTATGCTCGGTAAAACGTATACCGAAGCAGAATGCAAAGCCCTCCTGAATAAAGACCTTGCCACTGTCGCCAGACAAATTAACCCGTACATCAAAGTCGATATACCGGAAACAACGCGCGGCGCTCTTTACTCGTTCGTTTACAACGTTGGTGCTGGAAATTTCAGAACATCGACGCTTCTTCGCAAAATAAACCAGGGCGATATCAAAGGCGCATGTGATCAGCTACGGCGCTGGACATACGCTGGCGGTAAGCAATGGAAAGGGCTGATGACTCGCCGTGAGATTGAGCGTGAAGTCTGTTTGTGGGGGCAACAATGAGTAGAGTAACCGTGATTATCTCCGCTCTGGTTATCTGCATCATCGTCTGCCTGTCATGGGCTGTTAATCATTACCGTGATAACGCCATGACCTACAAAGAACAGCGCGATAAAGCCACATCCATCATCGCTGATATGCAGAAGCGTCAACGTGATGTAGCAGAACTCGACGCAAGATATACAAAGGAACTTGCTGATGCTAACGCGACTATCGAAAGTCTCCGTGCTGATGTTTCTGCTGGGCGTAAGCGCCTGCAAGTCGCCGCCACCTGTGCAAAGTCAACGACCGGAGCCAGCAGCATGGGCGATGGAGAAAGCCCAAGACTTACAGCAGATGCTGAACTCAATTATTACCGTCTCCGAAGTGGAATCGACAGGATAACCGCGCAGGTTAACTACTTGCAGGAATACATCAGGACGCAATGCCTTCGATGATAGCGATAATTTTACTCATCATCCTTCACATCTGGCTCTGTAGACAGGGTGGTGATCACTTCTGGAGTGAATCCAGATTAAACATCTCATTGCTGATGCTTGAAGTTGAGCATCTGGCGCGCGGTAAGGGGCTGCGTTGAGATAAGAGCCAGTTCATTACAAAGCCTATCTACGGGTGGGCTTGATAATGAAACCGGAATTTATTCTGGGCAACCAGTTACGGCAGTACAGCGAAACAACCCAAGCCAGTAAGTGGGGAAATAACACTGGCAGCCACTGAAAGATGAACCTCCAGCCTTATGGCAAAAAAGATTCTTTGTGGTGGCGGACTGATGGAAAGACATCGGTTATTGCAGAGACCATTCAATGAGTGGTCTCGACAATGGCTTATATCCTGCTAAGAGTGATTAACTGGGTGGCAAAAGTTCACCACCAACATCAATTAGATTAAATTATTTCGATAAGCAGAATCGATTAGAGCGTTCATAAAGAGATACTCAACATCTTCGGTATAGTCGATGTCTATTGGAGCTGTTGAGTCAAGCGCCCCAAAATGCATGCAATTGTTCCAATCAAGAAAAATTTTATGAAACTCCTGTTTTTTTCCATCTCGCGATGTGTAAAAAGTAATAACCCCAATTAATGAGCCTTCGTGAAGTGAAAGCTTACTTTCTGTAAAACACTTAAAGCGTAGCTGTGGAATTGAAACCTCAAGCTCTCCATCATTTAGCTCTATGGAAATTTGCTTATTAAGGTCTCGTTTGTTATTCCATGCGGTGTTAACACGTTCTAATAAATCATTCGTATTTTGCTGTAATAACTCACCTTTCCTAGAAAGTAACTGTGACAATCCGATAAACGTTAATGAGCTCATAAATTCACCTTTGAGAAAAAATGGCACTCACAGACAAGCAAGAGATGTTCTGTCGCGAGTACCTCATCGATTTAAACGCCACGCAAGCGGCTATTCGGGCGGGGTACAGCGCAAAAACAGCCAACCGTACCGCATCCGAAAACCTGTCAAAACCTGACATCAAGTTAAGAATCGCCGAACTGAAAGCGCAACGCAATGATCTTGTTGGTATTAATGCAGAATATGTACTTAATCGCCTTATTGAAATCGACCAGATGGATGTGCTTGACATTCTCCTGCAAAACGGTGAGCTAAAACCCATTAAAGACTGGCCTAAGGTATGGCGCACAACGTTATCAGGAATGGATGTCGTGGAGATGGCATCCGCAGATAGCGCCGCACTTCTGAAGAAAATCAAATGGCCTGATAAGGTTAAAAACCTTGAGTTGCTCGGGCGTCATGTTTCTGTTCAGGCGTTTAAAGACAATGTCAAAAATGAAGTGACTGGTGCTGACGGAGGACCAGTCAGAACAGAAATTACCAACTTAACGCCGGAGCAGGTTGCAGAAGCGTATAGAAAAATGATGGGCTAAGTATGCCGTTACCATTCCCCTTCGATTTTAAAAATCCTGATTACCAGATGGTTTTTGAATGGCGGATGGAACGCTTACAGCGCATTCGCCAGAACCCTGAAATATTGCCAGCACTAAAACAGTTTTACCGAACCAATCCGGCTCAGTTCATCATCGACTGGGGCATGACAACGGACCCGCGTAATATTGATTATGGCCTGCCGGTGACCATTCCGTTTTTACTCTTCCCTAAGCAGGAGGAGTGGATCCACTGGATTATGGAACGCTGGAGCAATCGGGAGAATGGTATTACCGAAAAATCCCGTGAAATGGGGCTCAGTTGGACCGCGATCGGACTGGCATGCTCGCTTTGTCTCTTCAACAAAGAAATGGTTATCGGTTTTGGCTCCCGTAAAGAGGAATACGTCGACAGCACTGGTGACCCGAAAGCATTGTTCTGGAAGGCGCGCAAGTTCGTGGAAACGCTACCTGTAGAGTTTCGCGGTTCGTGGAGTGAGAAGAAGCACGCGCCATATATGCGTGTTGAGTTTCCTGAAACTGGTGCCGTTATCAAAGGCGAGGCTGGCGATAATATTGGTCGTGGTGACCGTACCACGCTTTATCTGGTTGATGAGGCTGCATTCCTTCAGCGTCCTCTGCTGATTGATGCGGCGTTGTCACAAACGACGCGTTGCCGTATCGACCTGAGTTCAGTTAACGGCATGGCTAACCCGTTCGCTCAGAAGCGTCATGGCGGGAAGATACCGGTATTCACATTCCACTGGCGGGATGATCCTCGCAAGGATGAAGAGTGGTATCGCAGGGAATGCGAGAAAATCGATAATCCGGTGGTGGTGGCACAGGAACTTGATCTGAACTACAGCGCATCAGCGGAAGGCGTCCTGATTCCATCCGAATGGGTACAGGCTGCCGTTGATGCGCATATCAGACTGGGTATCCAGCCAACAGGCAAACGACTTGGCGCGATGGATGTCGCTGATGAAGGCAGGGACAAAAATGCCTTTTCCACCCGTCATGGCTTCCTCCTGGAAAATGTGCGGGAATGGTCCGGTGTGGGCAGCGACATTTATCAGTCCGTCGAGAAGGTTTTCGGCTTTTGCGAACAGGACAACCTCGAAGAGTTTCGCTTTGACGAGGACGGGCTGGGCGCTGGCGTTCGCGGCGATGCACGCGCTATCAACGAACTGCGTAACGCTGCGCGTCGACCGTCAATACTTGCCACACCGTTTCGAGGTAGTGGCGCGGTATTTGATCCGGATGATGAAGCTGTTCGCGGGGACAACGGGCAAGCCGCACGTCTGAACAAGGACTTCTTCGCTAACGCCAAAGCCCAGAGCTGGTGGCGGTTACGTAAACTTTTTCAGAATACCTGGCGCGCCGTGGTTGAAGGTATGGCTTACAACCCGGACGAAATCATCTCAATCAGCAGTAGCATGGCACTCAAAGATAAACTCATCATCGAGCTTTCGCAGCCGACCTATTCCATTAATGGTGTGGGAAAAATAGTTATTGATAAACAGCCTGATGGAACCCGATCGCCAAACCTTGCCGACTCGGTGATGATCAACTATGCCCCAATGAATTCAGCCCTGAACATCTGGGAGCTGCTAGGGAGACAGGCCTGATGGCACGAAACAAACAAGCCCTGCGGCGAACTGCGCAGGCCACAGCTGATGGTTATGAGAATTTTATTGCCCGCGTAGGGATGCAGACAACTAACCAGCACTCAGCATCCACCTACCGGGCTAATTTCACCAGTCGTAACCGCATGCTGGTGGAATGGTCCTATCGTTCGTCCTGGATCATCGGCGAAGCGGTCGATGCTATCCCGGATGATATGACCCGCAAAGGCATTCGCATCACTTCGGAAATTGATGCAAAAGATCGCGGCATTCTCGAATCACAACTGGATGAGTTGCAAATCTGGGATGCGCTGAATGACGTGCTGAAATGGTCGCGCCTCTACGGCGGCGCGGTGGGTTTCATCATGATTGAGGGGCAGGCACCAATGACCCCGCTGCGACCCGAAACCATCGGTAAGGGCAAGTTTAAGGGGATTCTCCCGCTCGACCGCTGGATGATTGACCCGGTACTGACCCGCCGCATTAAAGATATGGGGCCGGACCTGGGTAAACCTGAGTTTTACGATGTGGTGACCACAGCAACGGGAATTCCTGCCTGGCGCATTCATCACAGTCGACTGATTCGCTTTGATGGCGTCACGCTGCCATTTCAGCAGAAGATGACCGAGAACGAATGGGGAATGTCGGTTGTAGAGCGTATCTGGGATCGTCTTACCGCGTTCGACAGCGCTACTGTCGGCGCGGCGCAGCTGGTCTACAAAGCGCATTTGCGTACCTACAGCGTGGAGAAGCTACGCGAGCTTATCGCACTTGGTGGTCCTGCGTATGAAGCGTTGCTGAAGAATATTGACCTGATTCGACAGTTCCAGAGCAATGAAGGCATGACTCTCATGGACTCGCGGGATAAGTTTGAAACCCATCAGTACAGCTTCAGTGGTCTGGATGACATCCTTTCACAGTTTGCAGAACAGATTAGTGGCGCTGTTGGTATCCCACTGGTGCGGTTGTTCGGACAGTCCCCGAAGGGATTTTCTACCGGCGATGCAGACCTTGCCAACTATTACGACCGGGTAAGCTCGTTGCAGGAGAGGCGTTTACGTCTTCCGGTGCGGCGGATACTGGACATCATGCATCGTTCGGAGCTTGGCAAGCCGCTGCCGGACGATTTCACGTTTGAGTTTAACCCGCTCTGGCAAATGTCTGATGTCGATCGCTCAACGGTGGCGTTAAACACTACCAACGCAATCAGTACAGCGCTGGGTGATGGTCTGATGACACTGAAAGCCGCTATGACTGATTTGCGAGAAAATTCTGACGTAACCGGCATCGGGGCATCCATTACCGACGAGGACATAGAGAATGCCGAAGACGAAGCGCCGCCCGGCATCGGCGAACCTGATGACGAACCGCAGGAACCGTCAGGCGGAAATCCGGTATCGAACCAGCCTACGCAGGATAGCGCGGGCGGTAGGGGACATCGTAAATGGTCACTACGATGGTTCAAATGACAGTATCACGGAAATTATTGAGGCGCTGGAACGCTACAGTGAAATCATCACCCCCTGGGCGACAAAGGTCGCGGAAAACTTTACCGCCGATATTGTGCGCAAGAATGATGAGCAGTGGCGTAAACACAGCAAAACCATCAGCCGTGAGCTACGCAATCTGGTAAACAGTGCCCCGCCAGGGCAGGTGATGAAATCCATCGTTGCTGAACAGGTTAAGTACATTAAATCGCTACCCCTCGAGGCGGCTGACAGGGTGTACGACATCCAGAATCGGGCGATTGAAGCTGTTGTGACCGGTGGGAGAGCGGAACATTTTGCTAAAGAAATAGCCGCATCGGGTGATATAGCAAAGTCCAGAGCTGACCTGATTGCCCGTACTGAACTTGGACGTGCAACCGGCGCGCTGGATCAGGCGCGTGCGCTGGCAATTGGTTCGAATGGTTATATCTGGCGTACAGCCGAAGATGGTGACGTCAGGCATTCTCATCGGGAAATGGAAGGTAAATTTGTCGAATGGGGCAAACCTCCAACGCTTGATGGCATGACCGGTCACGCTGGCGAGCTCCCGAATTGTCGCTGTTATAAAGAAATCGTTTTTCCCACCTCCCATTCTTATCCCGCCTGAATCGCAGGTAACACATGAAATATTTTTTCAATACCCGGCTGGGGGAAACCCGCTATCAGCTGGCTGACGGCTCGTTGCTGTGCAAAGACGTGCCGATAGGACGAACAGGTAAGCAGCTCTATGGTGCTGATGACCTGCCAAAACTGAAACCCGATAAGTTCGGTGAAATAGTCGTCACGCGTTCTCCTGAGCAGGTATTCCATCCCGCCACGCTTGCCTCATTCGAAGGAATGAGTATCACGGTGTTGCATCCCGAGGATGAAAACGGGGATGTGCGGCTGGTGAATCCAGAGAACTGGAAAGAGCTCGCGGTCGGGCATCTTCAGAATGTCCGGCGCGGGACGGGTGTGCAGTCTGATTTGATGCTGGCTGACCTTATCGTCAAAGACGAAAACGCCATTCAGCTGATCGAAGATGGCCTGCGCGAAGTGTCGTGTGGCTATGACGCGGAATATAAGCAGACTGAGCCGGGTAAGGCTGAGCAGGTTGATATTACCGGAAACCATGTGGCTCTTGTCCCTAAAGGCAGAGCCGGAAATCGTTGTGCAATTGGAGACAGAGACACAATGGCAAATCAAAAGAAAAGCTGGTGGACCCGCATGCGCACGGCCATCAAAACGGGTGACGCTGACACCATGAACGAACTGGTGGAGTCGGCTCCCGCATCGGTTACAGGAGATGAGGGGGATTTGCCGCAGGGCGTTAATCTCAACATCAACCTGTCCCCGCAGCAACCGCTACCGGACAAAGCACCAGAGATGGGCGGAGGTCCAACGGGCGACAGTGATGATGACCTCAAAACATTACTGAAAGCCCTGCTGGCTAAGCTGGAAGGAAATGCGACGGGCGATAACGACAATAAGCCTGACGATAATCCGACCGGTGACGGCGAGGACGATGAAGAGGAAACCACGATTACTGGTGACTCAGCCTGGCGTGCCGAAGTTATCGTTCCGGGTATTGATCTGAGCCGTAAGATGAAACCGACCGCGTTCAAACGTGAGGTTCTGGCTTCTGCTGACAAAACGCTGGTTCGCCAGATAGTCGGTGATGCGGATATCCGCAAATTGCCGAAACAATCAGTCGACATGGCGTTTAATGCCGTGTCTGAGATTGCCAAAGGGCGAAACACCCGCGCCACCACCGGCGATGCACAGCGCCCAAATATGGGCATGACCAGTATCGCTTCCCTGAACAAACAAAACGCTGAATTCTGGGCAAACCGTAAAGGGTAAAAAATGAATAATGTATTTCTGTACCGGATGCCTGTTGGCATTGCCGGGGCTGTCTCTCGCCCGCAGGACTTAACCGTCGAACCGGTGGTCCTTAAATCCGATAACGCCTTTGCTGCCTATGGGCTGGCTGGTAAATACGATGATGACGGTTTTTTCGTGCCGCTGGCAGATGGTGATACCGCAGACAAGGTGAAGGGGATCTACGTGCGCCCTTATCCGACCACGTCGCAGCCGGACATGGTTCGCCAGGTGGGAACAGGCAAGAACTTCCCGGGCGACGCAATGAAGCGTGGCTACGTGACCGTTAATCTCGGTTCTGATTTTGATGCCAGCACCATCAAAAAAGGCGACCCGGTATACGTTGTCGTCTCCACTGATGAATCCATCAAAGTGCCGCTGGGTGGATTCATGGCCACGTCAGTCAGTGGCAAAAACGTGGTGCTGACCAACGCTGAATTCACAGGTGCCGGTGATGCTAACGGCAATGCAGAAATTTCCTGGAAGATTTAAGGAACAGACGAATGATTACTTTTGATCAGGCAACCGTTGACAGCTCTGGTGCCTTTCTCATCGGGGAGCTGGAGCGACTCGACCAGACGCTGAACCTGCCACTGGTGGGGTACACCTGGACCCGCGATATCCAACTGCGTGAAGATGTCTCCATCGCAGATGACATTTCCAGCTGGACGAATACCAGCTTCGCCGCTGCGGGTACTGGTGCAAATCCGAATGGCAAAAACTGGGTAGGCAAAGACTCAACCGCTATTGCTGGCGTGAACGTGGATATCGGCAAATCTGGTAACCCGCTGAACCTGTGGGGGATGGAACTTGGCTGGACGGTCATAGAATTGCAGGCTGCTCAGCAGGTCGGCCGCCCGATTGATACGCAGAAGTATGACGGTATGCAACTGAAATGGCAGATGGATAACGATGAACAGGTATATGTTGGCGATTCCGCATTAAACCTGAAAGGCCTTGTTACCCTGGACGGCGTGCCTGTCAACAACGCTGCCAAAACGTGGGCAACCTCAACACCGGACGAAATCCGCGCAAGCATTAACCAGGTACTGTCTGATGCGTGGGCCGCTTCCGGTTACTCTGTGGTTCCGCGTGATTTGCTGATCCCGCCTGAGCAGTTTGCTCTGTTGTCCAGCATCATCGTTTCATCTGCGGGTAACCAGTCCCTGTTGACGTACCTTCAGACCAACACCATCAGCTATCACCAGAACGGTATTCCGCTGAATATCCGCGCGGTTAAATGGCTGAAAGGCCGTGGTGTGGGGAATAAGGATCGCATGGTTGCGTACACCAACGATAAAAAATACGTCCGCTACCCGCTGGTTCCGCTTCAGAGCGTGCCGGTGCAGTATCGCGGTCTGTATCAGATCGTCACTTACTACGGCAAGCTGGGTGCAGTCGAGCCAGTGTACAAAGAAACCATTTCGTACGTTGATGGCATTTAACAGCCACATGGCCCCCTGGCGGGGCCATTAAGGATGACCCGATGGCAAAAAATAATGCAGTAATACACGTACATACCCCGTTTGTGCTCACGCTTCCCGACGGTTCACGGCGCGAGTTTGTTAAAGGCCGTCATGCTGTGGAGGAAGACGTTGCCACGCACTGGTTCACTCGTGCGCACGCGGAAGTATCCGTTGGCAAAGCCACAGACGCGCGTAACGAGGTAAAAAATGCCAAAGAATCAAAGTCTGCCAGCGGTAAGTGATTTTCGCCGCGACTTCCCGCAGTTTGCTGACCCTGCCAAATATCCCGAAGCGCAAATCCAGTTTCGTCTGAATCTGGCCGATGAACTGCTGAGCGAAAACGTCACCGGCAAAAAGTTGTTTCCGTACTTTGCCGGGTTGTTCGTTGCGCACTACATGACGCTCTGGGCGGCAGACAGCCGGGCGATGCTGGCTGGTGGTTCGGGCGGTTCAACCAATGGTGTTCAGTCCTCAAAGTCCGTGGATAAGGTAAGCGTCAGTTATGACACCAGCGCGACGCTGAATCCTGATGCAGGTTTCTGGAATAACACCCGATATGGCGCTGAATTTTATCAGTTGATCACGATGTTCGGTGCAGGCGGTCGCCAGCTATGAGTTTCAAAAGCGGTGTAACAACGAGGGTGGATAACGCTAAGGCCATTCTGGATGCGCTCAGGTCGTTAACCAAAAAAGATGTGCTGGTCGGCATCCCTTCGGAAGACAGCGAGCGGGATGATGTTCCGTTTGGTAATGCGGGCATCGGTTACCTCAACGAATACGGCTCACCAGAGCAGAACATCCCGCCACGACCTCACCTGATCCCCGGCGTTAAATCGGTAGAGGAACAGACGTTGCCGCAGCTCAAAACAGCGGCGCAGGCTGCGCTTGATGGAAATGCGGCGGGGGCGGAAAGAGCGCTCAACCGCGCCGGAACGCTGGCCGCTAATGGCGTCAGGCGTTACATGACTATTACCGGCTTTACACCGCTTGCTGATAGCACCGTTGAAGCCCGCGCGCGTCGAGGGCGTAAAGGGGCGAAAGCGGAACTTGCCCGGCGTGCTGCTGGCGAATCTCCCGGAACCGATCTGGCGAAACCATTAATTGACACCGGGCAATATCGCAGAGCTATTACCCATGTAGTGAGGGATAAAGATGCCGACTCTTGATGTAACAGATGTGCTTTTTGACCCCGATTTTTGCGACTTCAATTTGTGGGTAACACGCCGAGTGCAAACGGTGGATGAGGACGGGATCGGCAGCGACAGCGAAGTTAAAAAGCAGTTTGCCGGAGTCGTAACTGTTGATCGCTCTCTGGAAAACCGCCGTATGCAGGCAGGGCAGGTAATCAGCGGTGCAATTCTGATTGTGACGACTGAGCGACTGACGCAGGGACAGACTGGCCGTGATGCCGATATCGTGACGTATCAGGGCCGTGATTATCGTGTGACCTTCGTCGACCCGTATACAGCTTATGGTGCCGGATTCGTTCAGGCGCATTGTGAGTTGCTGCCGTTTGATGGGGGAATTCCGGTTGAGCAATAACACCAGTACAGAGCGCGGATGGCTGATACCAACCAGTGGCGATCCGGATTATGACGAAGCGCTCGACAGGCTGTTAAGCCAGTGGATGCGTAACGTTTCCGGTCTGTCTGCCGGGATGGTTCGCCCGCGCTGGCAGAAAGAGCAGCCGCCACTGCTACCGGCTGAAACGAACTGGTGTGCGTTTGGGGTTATCGGATGGTCAGGTGATGACAGTCCGGCATTCACCAGACAGACCGATGATGGCTCTAAGCTCTGGCGGCATGAAACGATTGAGTGTATGGCTTCGTTTTATGGTCCGGCGGGGATGGTGTATGCGTCCCGGTTTCGTGACGGTATATCTGTACCGCAGAACAATGCAGCACTGAATGCGCTGGGGCTGTCTCTTGGCGATTACACAGGTCTGACCCCCTTCCCTGAACTTATTAATCAGCAATGGGTCCGCCGCTACGATATGACGGTGCGCCTGCGCCGGAAGGTTGTGCGCGAGTACGGTATTAAATCGCTGGTGGAAGCACCAGTCATCTTTTTCGGAGATTAAGCTATGGCACAGGGCTTGCCTGTATCAAACGTTGTTAATGTTGATGTGATCATGTCGCCGCGTGCAGCATCAGGGCGAAATTTTGGTGCATTACTCATTCTCGGCCCGTCCACAATCATTCCGGTAAGTGAGCGCATTCGCCGTTATTCTGCCGCGGAAGATATTGGAAAAGATTTTGGCGTGGAATCACCAGAATATAAGGCTGCGCAGGTGTTTTTCTCACAATCACCGAAACCTCAGGAGGTTTTTGTTGGTCGTTGGGTGAAAACGAAGGGTGACAGCGAACAGGCCACGCCTGAGACGCTGGAGCAGGCTGTGAATGCCATGCTCGATTATACTTCATGGTATGGGCTGGGGATTGCAGACGATGAAGATATTCCGGATGCAGACTGGCTGAAAGTGGCTGCGGCGATCGAATCCTCTTCTGTAAGCCGTATTCTGGCGATTACGACAAGCGATGATAAATGCCTGCAGACTGCATCCAGCGATGATTTGGCATCAAAACTGAAAACCGCCGGATATTCACGCAGTTTTATTCAGTATTCATCGGGTAATAAATACGCTGCGTTATCTGCATTTGGCCGGGTATTCACGGTTAATTTCAATGGCAGTAATACCGCGATTACGCTCAAGTTTAAGCAGGAGCCGGGTGTCGGGTATGAAACACTGACAGTCAGCCAGGCATCGGCACTTGATGCAAAAAACTGCAATGTATTCGTGTACTACCAGAATGATACGGCTATCCTCCAGCAGGGAGTGATGGCTAACGGCGATTTCTTTGATGAACGCCACGGCCTGGACTGGTTACAGAATTATGTGCAGACCAACCTCTATAACCTGCTTTATACCAGCACCACGAAAGTTCCCCAGACTGAAGCCGGTATTACCCGACTGTTATCAAATGTTGAAAAATCACTGGATCAGGCCGTTCAGAATGGACTGATTGCTCCGGGCGTATGGAACGGGGGCGACCTTGGTCAGTTGTCATCAGGTGACACACTGCCCAAAGGTTATTACGTATACGCCCAGCCGCTGGATGAACAGGCACAATCAGAACGTGAAGCCCGTAAGGCTCCGGTGATTCAGGCTGCAATAAAACTTGCAGGCGCGGTTCATTACGCTGACGTACAGATTAATGTTGTTCGCTAAGGGGAAGTGAATGTCTACCTATTCTTTTATGGATGTCACTGCGACGCTGACCGGCCCGACCGGTTCGATTGACCTCGGGTACGGTTCTGCAAGTTCTGAAGAGGGGATTGTGGTTGCGATGGGCGGTCCTAAAAACACCATGACCATCGGTGCTGATGGTGAAGTGATGCACAGCCTCCATGCAGATAAAAGCGGGACGATTACCGTTAACCTTCTGAAGACATCACCGACAAATAAAAAATTGTCGCTGGCGTATAACGCACAGAGCCAGTCTTCTGCCACATGGGGGAATAACGTTATCGTGATCCGCAACAAGGTCAGCGGCGACATCATCACGGCACGCAGTGTTGCGTTCCAGAAACAACCGGATAATGCCAACGCTAAAACCGGTAATACGATGCCGTGGGTGTTTGACTGCGGCAAGATTGACCAGGTTCTCGGGGAGTTTTAATACATGGAGTTCGAAATCAAAGGCGTGAAATATCGCGTGGCAAAACTCAGCGTTTTTGACCAACTGAAAGTGACCCGCAAACTTCTGCCGGTGCTGGCAGGAATGATGTCAGATTTCGGGAGCATTCGCTCCCGTTTGCCTGCTGATGGCAAAATCGACACCGTGAAATTCGAGCAGTTAAAACCGGTGTTTGAAACCATGCTCCCGCGTATCGCTGAGGAACTGTCTTCCCTGACCGAAGATGACACCAGTGCGATTATTCATCCCTGTCTTGCGGTGGTATCGCGGCGTCATATGGACGGATGGGTTCCGGTATTTACCCAGGGCGAACTGATGTTTGATGATATTGACTTGCTGGTCATGCTGCAGCTGGTGGCGCGGGTGGTCGCCGATTCGCTGGGAAATTTTTTGCCTACACCCCTTACCAGCACGACGCAGAGCCTGCAACAGGGCTGACGTTTAACAGCCTGCCGGACGGGCTGTCCTACCTTCTCAATCCGGTTGACGCCGGGTTAATTCCTTATACAGCACTTAAAGATGGCTCTGTCGATTTGTACGATATTGCTCTTTTGAATGACCATCTGGCGGTAAAAGCGGATAACCAGCGGCGCATTGAGAAATGGAGAGAGGATAATGAACGCTGAAACTATTAAAGATTTCCTCGTCTCGCTTGGCTTCAGTGTGGATGATGCAGGAGCGAAAAAGTTCGGTTCTGTCCTCGCCGGTACAACTGCAAATGTCATCAAAATGGGGCTGGCCGTTGAAGGAGCCGCGCTGTCCGTGGTGGCCTTCACGGCTAAGATCGCCTCCGGTCTGGATAATCTTTACTGGGCGTCACAGCGCACTGGAGCGACAGTCCAGGGAATTCAGTCTATTGGCTATGCGGTTTCGCAGGTTGGCGGCAGCGTGGACGCTGCGCGATCTTCTCTGGAAAGCCTCTCCCGGTTTATTCGTAATAATCCCGGTGCAGAGGGATTTCTGAATCGCCTGGGGGTACAGACACGGGATGCCAGCGGTAACATGCGTGACATGGCCGCTATTTTTACAGGTGTAGGCCAGAAGCTCAGCGGCATGCCGTATTACCGGGCTAACCAGTATGCGCAGATGCTGGGCATTGACGAAAATACCCTTATGGCGATGCGTCGGGGTGTGGGTGGTTTCTCCGGGCAGTACAGCGCAATGGCGAAAGCTATCGGCTTCAATGCTGACGAGGCGGCCAGAAGCTCCAACAAATTTATGACCTCCCTGCGTGAGTTTAGCGCGATGGCAGGCATGGCCCGTGACAAAATCGGCTCTAATCTTGCGGGTGGGCTTGCGGGTTCGCTGGACCCCCTGCGCCGCCATATCCTGGACAACTTCCCTCGTATCGAGCTGACCCTGACGAAAGCCATAAAAGGCATTCTGGCGCTCGGGGATATTATCGGGCGGCTGTTCTTCAGACTGATTGAAGGAACATCAGGTCTCATCACCTGGTGGCAATCGCTGGATAAGCAAACGCGGCAGTTGATCTCGCTGTTTGGCGCACTGACGATTGCGCTGCGCATTCTGAACAGTACGTTCTGGATGTCGCCGATTGGCCTTATTACTGCGCTGGCGGCGGGGATTGCCCTTCTGTGGGAGGACTATCAGACCTGGAAGGAAGGCGGCGACAGCCTGATTGACTGGGGCAAGTGGAAACCGGAGGTCGATGCCGCGTTGAAGATGGTTCGTGACCTTAAAACAACCGTTAACGACCTGGCGAAAGCGCTGGCGAAACTGCTCAATATTGACCCCAAATCATGGTCCCTGAAGTGGGATTTCAGCAACTTCATCGACCAGATGGGCGAATTCAGCAAAATGCTGAACATGATCGCCGACCTGCTCAACGCTATCAAAGATGGCCGCTGGGCTGATGCCGTCAGCATCAGCAAACAGATACTTAATCAGGGCAGCGAAAATCCGTCAGCGATGCCGATGGTTACAGACAGCGCTAACAGTACTGCCGACTGGATTAAAGAGCACTGGGGATTCGATCCTCGCAGCGTGGGCCGGACGGTACGCGGCTGGTTTGGTGATGATGAGCCGGAACAATATGCACAGGCTACGAAACGAGGAGAACGGAATAACAATCCGGGAAACCTTAATTTTGCTGGTCAGGCAGGGGCTTCTCTTGAACGCCCGGGCGGGCGATTTGCCAGATTTGAAACTGCTTTTGATGGATTACGGGCTCTTGCTCGTCAGTTAATGCTGTACGCCGGACGGGGAATAAACAGTGTGGAGAAAATTATCTCTACCTGGGCACCTGCGTCTGATAATAACAACACAACTGCGTATATCAGGGCTGTATCGCAACGACTGGGAGTGGATCCCCGGGCTGCCCTGAATATGAGCGATCCGCAAACCATGTCAGCATTGATGAGCAGCATTATCCAGCATGAAAATGGAAGAAATATCTATTCCCGAGAGCTGATTAATAAGGCTGCCGTGGCAGGAATTAGTGGCAAAGTGACAGAGGTTAACCAGCAAAATACCTACCACATTTACGGTGGCGGAGATCCGCACGCTGTCGGTAATGAGGTTGCACGTCGGCAACAGTCTGCAAATGCTCAGGTCATGCGAAGTAATCAGGTGAGGGTGGGTTAGTGGATATTCTCTCTACACTTTTTCATCAGCAGAGCAGAAAAATAGGAATGATTGTTCCCAGTGTTGTTATTTCAGAGAAGCATACAGATATGCTTGAAATAACAGAGCATCCGGTAGAGGTCGGGGCTGCTGTCGCTGATCATGCCTATAAAAAACCGTCAGAAGTGGTGATGGAGGTTGGTTTCGCCGGTGGCGGCGCATTGCTGGATTTTGCCAGTAACCTGACGGCTACCAGCCTGCTCGGCCTGAGTCCTCAGCAGACGTATCAGGAGCTACTGGATCTGCAGGAAAGCCGTATCCCCTTCGATGTGGTAACCGGTAAACGGCTGTACAGCAACATGTTGATCCGGGCGCTGGAAGTGACGACGGACAAGACAACCGAAAACGTCCTGTCCGCCGTCCTCACCCTGAGGGAGGTCCTTATCTCCCGGACACAGCAGATCACCGTCGCTGATAAAACCAACATGAAGGAAGGGGCCAGCACGTCGGCGGTACAGAACAGCGGCAACAAAACCACAAAGCCTCCAGATACTTCACTGCTGAAAAGCATCACGGGTAACGTGGTGTCATTACTGGGAGGCGGATAATGACAATTCAGGAAATTCCGCTGACAGCGGACAACCAGCAGTTCAGCATCGTCCTGGGTGGTGTCACCTGGCGGATTAGCATCATATGGCGCGATCCTTACTGGATTATGGACCTGCAGAACGACAGAGGGGAGCCGGTAATCTCCGGTATACCTCTCGTCACTGGCGCTGACCTGCTGGCGCAGTACGCCTGTATGGGACTTGGTTTTAAGCTGTTGGTGGTCTGCGATGACAACACACAGGATTATCCCACGAAAACTGACCTGGGCGGGCGCAGTCATTTACTGGTATCAACGGAGTAAGCATGACACAGAACTGGATGAGACATTTCGAGCTGCAGCTTGTGGACGGGAACGGTCAGGGAATTGAGCTAAGTGATTTCAAAGTCACCTTTACGATCGACTGGTTCAACATCAGCAGCGCGTCCCGGGTAGGGACTATCAAAATTTATAACCTCTCGGCAGATACTGTGAACCGAATTACCGGGCAGGAGTTTTCGAAAGTGCGTCTGATTGCGGGTTACGACGGTATCGCGCCGGAGGTGTCGGCAAGCGATGTCGGGACCGTGCGGGAGGTTGATGCGGCGGACGTGGGCCAGAGTGATGGCCGCAACTACGGACTGATTTTCAGCGGTGAAATTCGCTACTCGGTCACAGGAAAAGACAGCCCGGTTGATTCCTACGTCCTGATTCAGGCAGCCGATACAGATCTGGCTTTTGCCACCAGTATAACCTCACAGACGCTGGCTGCCGGTTACACGGTCGCTGATGTGAACCGTGCGCTGATGAAAGACTTCGAAGCCAAAGGTGCGACCGAAGGCCTGACGCCTGAAATGCCTGCTACTGTATTCCCCCGGGGGCGGGTACTCTTTGGCATGACGCGGCATCTTATGGATAATGTAGCCGGGCAATGTGGCGCAACATGGCAATTCGTGGATGGTCAACGCCAGATGGTGGCGAATAATGAATATGTTCACGAAGCGATTGTGCTCAACAGCGCTACCGGGCTTATTGGCATGCCGCAGCAGACTATCGGTAACGGCGTAAACGTCCGCGCGCTTATTAATCCGAACATCCGGGTTAACGGGCTCATTCAACTGGATCAGGCTTCAGTGTATCGTACCGCGTTGTCGAACAACGATATCGCGATGGCCGGTGGGCAGATCACCGACCAGAACACGGACGGAAATATTACGCTAAGCGGCACCACATCGCAGCCTGCCAGCATCGCAACGGATGGCGTTTATATTGTGCGTGGGATTATGTACACTGGCGACACAAGGGGGCAGGCGTGGTACATGGATATGATGTGTGAAGCACGTGGCGCGGCTGATCTACTTTCGTCCTCAGCGCAGCAAAGGATTTATTCATGAAGCGTATGAAGTTAGTTTTGACAATTTCGTTATTATTTTCTTGTTCAGCAGCTTTTGCTGATTTGCAATGCGGCGGATATCTACTTCATGCAGCTGATAACGGTTGGACAAAAATCAACGGTGAGCAGGTAACATCACAGAAGATTACGTTTCTTGGTAAGAAAGATGACTGGGACAACGTTAAAACTAACATGGGCCTGATGCCTTCTCGCGATGGCAACAATTACGGCTTTGAGTTTGTGAAGCGTAACGGAAAAGCTTTCCTGAACGTCCAGCTTCTGCAGAACAGCATGGATGCGCCTAAAATCATCGGATCATTCCCTTGTAAAAAGGCGTTACGCTAAAGTTTGATGTCAATCTTCCGAGATGAGCGCTTTAAGGTTGACGAGATATTGTTCAAAGTTCACAATCACAATCCCTTTAGTAAGAGAAATAATCCATGGCGGCAGGCATCCCATTAGAAAAAGCGCAAAAATATATTGAACAATTCAATGCGCTTCTATTGGATAGGGAAAGTTTAGATCCCTTCACTGAAAAGAAAATTCGAGAGGAACTTTCTGTCTCTCCAACGCCTGCTACCAACATTGCACTATCTTATCTGGATGCAATAACCGGAAAGATTGAAAGCGCGTTACGTTATCTCAGGATAAGCCTAGAAGTAAACGATGTAACGTTGGCAATGCACTATCATCACATTTTAATTAATACATTTAGCTATAATGAACTCAAGGATGTCTATGTCCCGCTGGCAAAGAAGTATCGGACAAAACTCTTTAGTCACAACGCATACAGTTGGGCGTACCGTTGCGGCGAGCGTGAACAGTTAAAATTTTATATGGAAGAGCACATTAAGCTTCTTTCTGAATCAGAAGGCAGGAGTAATGCTATGAAGCACAAAGAAGAACTCCTTGCAGAAATGGATAATTTCTATAGCGCCACACAGTGCTCGAAGGAACAGTTCCAGACCTTAGCATCCATAATCTGGGGCTTGCTAAGTGAATACAAGGCTACGACAGGTTTCGTTCAGCTTAGTGGAAGCGGTTGCTATGTTGTTGATATTAAAAATCTTGAGCCTAAAACTATTGCCAAAATGAACTTCGACTTGGCTGATAGAGTCTGCGCTGAATCTAAACTGGATGATTGTTCCCTGTTAGCTAGATTTACCTCTCCGCGTCAGTTGCATACGGGGGTGAGCTACCATGTCGGTAACTAGCAATCAGATTCTCGATACCGCTCGATTATGTCTGTCTGAAAATATTGAGAGTGGATTTCGAAGCGCTATCTCAAGGGCGTATTACAGTATGTTACATGAGTCTATTAGCTCACTTACTGCCATACCGCATTTTACCCATGAGCATCACAAAAATACTGTGGGTTATATGTCAACGCCCTCAGAGTGCAAATCAGAGCCATACCCGACAAATACACTGAAATCCCTAGCTTTCGTACTTCGCCAGTGGCGGGATGCTAGAAATGAATAGACTGGCCCCCTGAATCTCCAGACAACCAATATCACTTAAATAAGTGATAGTCTTAATACTAGTTTTTAGACTAGTCATTGGAGAACAGATGATTGATGTCTTAGGGCCG